TACAACAAGCAGGCTTCTATCGTGACATTGAGTTGTCTGAACCTGATAAATCCATCAGTGATATTCAGAAAGCCAAAGACAAAGAGACAGGCTTTAGTGACCTGAATGATGAACGTTACACACTGTATGAGTGCCACGTTGACTTAGACCTCAAAGGCTTTGAAGATGAAGAAGATGGTGAACCCACTGGCATCATGTTGCCGTACGTGGTAACACTCATCAAAGGTACTAACGATGTATTGGCTATTCGCCGTAATTGGGAGGAAGATGACCCACTCAAACTCAAGCGTCAGCACTTTGTGCACTACCAATATATCCCGGGTTTTGGAGCTTACGGCTTCGGGCTTTTCCATCTTATCGGAGGCTTTGCTAAATCCGCTACCTCTCTCATGCGGCAACTCATCGATGCCGGAACACTTGCCAACTTGCCCGGTGGACTCAAGACACGGGGCCTGCGCATCAAGGGAGACGACACACCCATCGCACCGGGTGAATTCCGAGATGTAGATGTAGGCTCTGGCACGATACGCGACAACATCCTGCCCCTGCCATACAAGGAACCTAGCCAGACTTTGTACACATTGCTTCAAAACATTGTGGAAGAAGGCCGCAGGTTTGCCGCCACTGCTGATATGAAGGTGTCTGACATGAGTGGCAACGCTCCTGTCGGTACAACACTGGCTCTCTTAGAGCGTCAGTTAAAGGTGATGACTGCGGTGCAGGCCCGTGTGCACTTTGCGTTGAAGCAAGAGTTGGGTTTGCTCAAGAACATCATTCGTGATTACTCAGACACTGACTACATGTACGAGCCAGAAGGTTCAAAAGGCCCCCGTGCCAAACAGTCTGACTACAACCACGTAGATGTGATTCCTGTGTCTGACCCCAACGCTGCGACCATGAGTCAACGTGTTGTGCAGTACCAAGCTGTGATTCAGATGGCGCAGATGGCGCCTGACATCTATGACTTACCGCAACTGCACCGCAGTATGTTGGAGGTGTTAGGTATTAAAAACGCAGCTAAGTTAGTGCCGCTGGAAGAAGACCAGAAGCCTGTTGATCCTGTAACGGAAAACCAGAACGTGCTCAAGGGCAAACCACTCAAAGCGTTCATGTACCAAGACCATCAGTCGCATATTCAAGTGCACATGATGTTGTTGCAAGACCCACTGATTCAACAGTTTATTGGCCAGAACCCCCGTGCACCCGCCATCCAAGCGGCACTGACTGCACACGTTGCAGAACACGTTGGCTACATGATGCGTCAGAAGATCGAGCAACAACTTGGTATGCCACTACCACCCGAAGACGAGAAGTTACCACCAGATGTGGAGTTGGCTCTGTCAGCAATGATGGCGCAAGCGGCCAATCAAGTGTTGCAACAAGATCAAGCCAAGGCCGCGCAGATGCAAGCACAACAGCAGGCACAAGACCCTGTGGTTCAGATGCAGTTGCAAGAGTTGGAATTGAAGAAACAAGAGTTGGAATTGAAGAAACAAAAAATGGTTGCCGATGTTGCTGCCGCTGCCGACAAACAAGAGTTGGAAGAGCAAAAGGTCAGTGGTCGCTTGGAACTCGACGCCCTCAAAGTGGGTGCACAAATCAAAGAGTCCCAAGCTAAAACGCAATTTGAGCAAGAACGCGCTGGCATTCAGATGGGCGCTGACATTGCAAAGAACCAAGCTCAGATGGAATTGCAAGCACGCACCACTGCACTTCAAAATAACCGCAACCGAAACGAGCCTAAATCATGATCCAAGACTTCGCACGCGTATTGCGCGAAAAATTACGCACTGACATGAACAACTACGCTGACGATTTGTCAGGTGGTGGGTGTCGAACATTCGAGGAATATCAAAAACTCTGCGGGATTATTCAGGGTCTAGCCCTTGCAGAGCGTTATCTACTTGACCTTGCACAGAAAGTTGAACAATCAGATGAGTGATCTTGATCTCTCCCCCGGTGCTTTTGCACTGCCTGAACCCATCCAGCCTCTGGATGCTCCTGAAGATACCGACGAGTTAAAAGCTACGCAACTTCCCATCCCAACAGGTTGGAAGATTCTTTGCGCTGTGCCTGACATCTCTGAACGTGTCGACGGTACAAGTCTGGACTTAGTCCGGCCTATTGAAAGCATGCGCCAAGAAGAAACAGCAACCACTGTGTTGTTTGTTTTGAAAGTTGGCCCCGACGCGTACAATGACACCGCCAAGTTTCCTAACGGAGCATGGTGTAAAGAGGGCGACTTCGTGTTAGTACGTACTTACTCTGGCACAAGATTCAAAATCTTTGGCAAAGAGTTCCGTCTCATCAACGACGACCAAGTTGATGCTGTTGTGCAAGACCCTCGCGGCCTGACCCGCGCTTGAAAGGAAGAAAATGGCTGAACCGTACAAGTTTCCTGACGAAGTTGAAGATAATTCCACAGGAAAAGAGAACGAAAATACTGAAATTGAGATAGAAATCGTTGACGATACCCCTCAAGAAGACCGTGGCCGCAAGCCATTAGGTCGTGATGTGGATGATCCGTCAGATGATGAGCTTGATTCGTACTCCGATGGCGTTAAAAAGCGCATTAAAGAGCTAACACACGCCCGTCATGACGAGCGCCGTGCCAAAGAAGCCCTTGCACGTGAAAAAGTAGAGCTAGAACGCATCACTCAGCACATTATTGATGAGAATAAGCGTCTCAAACAGCACGTTAGCCATGGGGAACAGACTTATTCAGAGACAATCAAGGCAGCAACTAGCGCTGAGCTTGAAAATGCCAAGCGTAAGTACAAAGAAGCGTATGAAGCAGGCGATTCTGACGCCCTGTTAGACGCCCAAGAAGCCATGACAGACGCTAAAATGCGTGTAGAAGCGGCAAAAAACTTTAGACCTACCCCTTTACAACAAGATGATATTGATGTACAAATCAAGTCATCTCCTCCACCCCGACAAGAGATCGACGATAAAACCCTGCGCTGGCAGGCAAGAAACCAGTGGTTCGGTCAATCGGGGTATGAAGAATTAACCAGCTTTTCTCTAGGGCTGCACCAAAAACTAGTGAACTCGGGGGTTGACCCTCGCTCTGACGAATATTTCGAGCGCATTGATGCTCGCATTAAATCAACTTTTCCAGAGATATTTGGAAGAGAAGAAAAGCCTAAATCGGTTGATGGCTCTAAAAAAGCTGCAACAGTAGTTGCTTCCGCGACTAGGTCGTCTGGGGTAAGAAAAGTTGAAATGTCGCCAACGCAAGTCGCCTTGGCTAAAAAATTTGGATTAACCCCACAGCAATACGCTGTTGAATTAGCAAAATTGGAGAAACAAAATGGCTGACACTATTGACCGCATCACACGTGACTTAAAGACACGCGAAAAATCTGTTCGTACGGCATACGTGCCACCGAGCAACTTGCCCGATCCGACACCTGATCCAGATTACACGTTTCGCTGGGTAGCGACTCATGTGCTAGGTCAGCCATTAGCCAACAACGTGTCCTTACAGATGCGCGATGGTTATGAGCCGGTGAAAGCAGTGGATCATCCAGAATTGGCCTTGTTTGGTAACAACGCAAACGGCAATGTGGAAATTGGTGGGCTGATGCTTTGCAAAGCTCCCAAGGAACGCGTTGAAGCCCGCGCTGAGTATTACAACAAGCAAGCTCAAAACCAGATGGATTCAGTTGACAATCATTTCATGCGAAATAGTGACCCTCGGATGCCTTTGTTTGCTGACCGCAAGTCAACAACAAGTCGCGGATCAGGGTTTGGTTCTGGTTCTAAATAATTTATAGGAGTCTTTATGGCTTATCCTACAGTCTCGGCCCCTTACGGTCTAAAGCCTGTAAACCTAATAGGTGGACAGGTATTCGCGGGTTCAACCCGTTTGATGCAAATTGCTAGTGGCTACGCTACTAACATTTTCTATGGTGACTTGGTAAAACGTATCTCTGATGGAACTATCGAAAAAGACACGGGCACAACAACTGCCACGCCTACCGGTATTTTCTTAGGTGTTCAGTTTACCAACGGTTCAACTGGTCAAGTCCAGCAACAACAGTTTTATCCAGCAAGTCAGTCTATCAAGTCTGGCACGCAGATTTTTGCTGTGGTCGCTGATGATCCTGACACATTGTTCCAAGTAGCTGTTGTGTCTGGCACGACTGTTATTACCGGTGTTGGCATTTCCGCCATCGGAAATAATGCCGAGTTAGTTCAGAACGCGGGTTCTACCATTACTGGTAACTCTGCCGTAGCTATTCTGGCTACTACCGCCACAACCAATACTTTGCCTATTCGTATCATTGATGTAGTTCGGGACACCGCCACTGCTGCTGATAACTTCCCTGAAGTTATCGTCAAGATCAATGCGACTATGCATCAGTACAACAACGCAACTGGCGTATAAGGAGCTAAATCATGGCTATTTCCCGCGCACAACTACTTAAAGAACTGCTCCCCGGCCTGAACGCTTTGTTCGGCTTGCAGTACGCTACTTACGGCGAAGAGCACAAAGAAATCTACGAAACAGAGAAATCTGAGCGTAGCTTTGAAGAAG